TCCAGTAGCTCCACCAAGCGCCGCACCCTGCAGTGCACCCTTAAGGAAGTTTCCTCCGCGTTGCTTTGATGTCAGGCCACCAATTAAGGCGCCTATCCCCATTGCAGCAAATGGAAATGCCATTAACTGTCTCTCATGTTGTTCATAAATTTCTTCATCCACTTTGACTGTCCCTTTGGAACTTTCACCCTAGTGACCATGCCGCCTTTGGCGTATCCCATCAGTGATCCGATTCCTGGCTCAAGTCCTACTGCGCCACCCCCTTGCCAACCGTAAAGACGATTCTCCCAGGGAAGTAATGTATTAAAAGGGGTTGGTTCTTCCTTTCCTTCATCTGGATATTGACCACTGCTGACAAGTGGATAGGTTGCTTTACCAGCCATTCTTGGTTCACCAAATTCTCCTTCCCAATTAATTCTGTTTCTAGCATCATCTCCTCCTATAGTTTTTGAAGGAAAAAAAGATGAGGTCATTTCAGTATAACCACCTGGCGCATCGGTAAATTCACCTGCGTCAGTCCGTGTTCTAGGGCCTCTCCAACTTGGTTCATAGTCCCAATTTGCCATTTGTGATGCCTTTGCTGCTTTGCCATTACCAAAAAGTTTTCCAAGTGCAGAAAGGCCTCCCCATCCGTATCCAGGCCTGTTTTTCAGAGATGCGATTCCGCCACCGGCAAGCCATCTGTAATCTTCTGATGCTTCTTCGTCCAATAATTGTTGTTTGTAAACATCATCTGCAGTCATGCCTAAACCTGACGCGCCAGGATATGTTGTCTCGAAATCTCTTAAAAGATTTTCTTTATAAATATGTTTTTGAGTTCCGATATCAAGATCTTCAATATTACCATAAATAGGATCATTAGTAGTTCTCCAATTTTGCCAGTCTTGCACTGCCTTGTTAACATCCATTCCGCCAGGAGTTAGTCTAGTTCCCCCACCTCTTGGATGAAAATCGAATGGATTAAAACTCGTATAACCTTCGTAAACTCCCTTTTGACCAGGGCCTACAGTCGCCGCCTGCTGCCACGTTTCGCCGCCGGATGTATCAAAACCGGCATTAAATCCTCCAATTCCACCTTCTGGTGATCTCCACGCCATTATGAAGTTCCTCCTAATATGTTGGGTAATTTGTTCACGCTGATTGCAACGTCTCTCCTTATATCTTTTTCTGTTGTGTCAGTTGCAGGGTTGTTGATGTCGGCCTTCGCTTCTTCTTCACTGGCGTAGACCTCCCCTGTATTGGCGTGCTTGACGGTGGACTTGGTCTCCACGTCTTGTGCGGGAATTGTTCTTTTCCCAGCCATCACGGTAATATCATCTTTTATAGCCATTTTTACTCCTTATTGCAATCATTAACTTATCTCCAGTACGCTAAGGATCACATGCAAATCGCCTCCGTTCTGCGCCTGTACTTTAATTACTTCTGATTCCTTCAGGACAAGTGGAACAGCTGAAGCAATGGAAGAATCCCCAGATTCCTGGTCTAAATTTCCCGCCGCAATAAGCTCCTCGGAGCGTCCTTTCTGGACGTTCCTGTTGGTCTGCAAATTGTAGCTCACACTACTAGTATCTACTAAATATAAGGATATTTTGCAATTGTTTTCCTCATCTGTGTTAGATACACGGATGGATTTTATAATTGCAGTCGTCTCTGACCCCACCGTGTAGAGTGTTGTTAGCTCACTCGTTGTGAGTACTGCCTTATAGTTTGTATATGTAGTAGCCATTTATGACAAGAACCATGCTCTTTGTTCTTCCTCATCACCCAATGTGACAGGAGTGTAAGTGTTATTCAATATAAAAATCATTTGCTCCAGTGTTGCAATCAATTGGTTGAATTGTGACTGGTCATATTCTTCCCTTGCTTGTGGCAGCATGGGGACTGTTATCTTTGACATATTATCCTCCTCTTAATCCGTCGGGCTTTCCGTCGAATCGTAGTGTTCCGTATCTCCAGTCTTCATCAACAGCGTCGCTTTCAATACGAAGTGCTAATTGTCTTCCCCTTATACGTGTGTCCTGTTTTGTGGTGCTTGTAGTGATTGCATACGGTCCGTGGCTTGTTTGTGAAGCTGCCGGATAGGGACGTGCCTTGACTGTAAGATCCACTGTTCCTGTCTGGTTCTTGAAGTCCGGAATGAAACGGGAGATGGATAGAAACTGATCACCATCCGCAATATCAATATCACCTGATTCAATGTAGGCTGTCATTGCCGATCCTGCGGCATTGACACCTTTCTCCTGTGCATAGACAAAAGTTCTTCCATCCTTGTTTCCGTAGATGGTTGAAATAGTCGCCGTGGAATCATCGGAATCAAATTCTGTTGCATACGGGTTAGCATAAACTCCACGATCAACCCAAGTGCTTCGTGATAAGGATCCTGTATGCCATAAGTTCTCTGCATAATTGAAAGTCACGTGCCGATTTATTTGCAATGATCCACTGGCAGCGTAGAACCATATAATTTCATTAAAGTCAGAGTTAGGCGCACAGTAAATATCCCCTACGGCATTTGGATTAATATCATCAAAGACGTAATCCTGCACGGTGCACGGAATCTTTTTTACTGCACCGTCAAACATAAAAAAAGAGTCATGGCCCATCCAATAGGATATGCCGCTGACATCAATAGCCGTATGAATTCCAACCGCTCCGCAGTTGTCACCCAATTGCTTGAATCCAAAAGTGAAAGGAGGTCCGATGAACTGCATCTGGTAAAGTGATGTATCTGTCCAAATTAGTATTGCACCTCTTGATCGAACAGCCGCGTTGATTTGGTTTCCTGCAGTAAGCCTTTGAGACCCTGCCGTATTCGTTGCTGTCGGTGTCCATGTGTTAACTTCTTCCTGATCCGACCAGCGTATGAACATATTGTCCTGCGTAGTTGTTGTTGCAATGGTTGTTTCCGTTCCAAAGCAAATCACATGCCTATCATCGCCAGATACCATCATGAGCCTACTCTTGGTTGGTCCGTTGGAAACGCTTGTCGTTGCCGCTACATTGCTTGAAAGTCCAGCGGACGTGTCCCAATAATATAATCCTCCATCAAATTTTTGAATTAAAACATCCTCGCCCCAAGTATCTAATGACCATTTTTCTGCCTTTAGAATTACCTCTTGCGCTCCTGTCAATCCTTCACGTGTATTATTCCATGTTCCTTTGTCTGAATCGCCCGTTGAATCCCATACACTAGCACCCCATCCGTATCCATAAATGGATACAGCCGGTCCTGAATTAATTTCATATGTTGCTGTAGCCGTCGCACCAGTTGCTGTTGATGATGCCGCTGCCGGTGATACAATTGTATAGGTATTATCATCAACCGCTGTTTGTATTTCAAATTCATTCTGGAGATTAGCCTGCGTGATTCCGCCGATATCTCCGCTGACACTTGAGATGGTGACATGATCACCAATTAATGCGCCGTGGTCTGCGTCCGTTACGGTAACTGTCGTTGATGCATTTGTTGTTGCAAATTGTGTAATGGAACCTGTTCCGCGCGTCGGTGTGATATCGCCGTAGCTTCCTTCCGAGTAGGCATAAAGTTTCTTGTTAGTGCCATACATGGCGTAATTAACGCCTTCAAGACTAGACCAGGTTAGAATGGCACGTGTTGATCCCAGAAGGGCGTCACTCGTTACTTTAGACCAACCACCAATTTTCTCCGGTTGTCCATAACGAAAGCGGACATTGTCGGCATCCACCCATCTTCCTTCTGCACCGTACTCAGTATTTTGCTTGTCAATACCAGGCGCTATTTGCAGTTTTTGTAATGGCATGTAAGCTCCTAGTTAGTCGCATAGAAAGGAATCCAATAGTCAGTTCCATTAATGTTGACACGAATGTGTCCAGTTATTGACCCCACGCTTGTGTCTGTTGTAATGCTTGATGATTGATCGGAAGCACTTGTTCCATCAAACTTGATAAATTCTTGGTCTGTATCGTCTTGGTCCAATGATAAACAAGCAATAGCTCCAGAAGAATTTGCCTGGTTAATTTCCACGCTTGCATCAGCAGGTGAACTGGTTCCAAAACCAATCTTATCAGCTGATCCATCAATAAAGAAAGCGTTCGCCAAAGTGGCAGTCTCACACCTGAAGTCAAGATCATTCGCTGATGAATCATTCCATGTAAAGGAGCCACCATCGAGATCAACGGCGCCAGATATTTTTGCCGCCCCTGTCACGTCAAAGGCAACAGACGGACTGGCGTTGAATATTCCTACCCTGTCATTACCCCCATCTACAAAAATCGCATTGGCATTTCCGTTTGATTCAACCCTGAAGTCAACATCCGCCGATGCCTCGTTGAAGATAAAATTTCCTCCGTTTAAATTGACAGCACCTGCTACATCCAATGTTCCGTTGACTGTGACATTTCCACAATCATCCAGGACATCAAACATAGTTGATCCGTCGGTATACATTAAATGTTTTGATCCTGAAACTAAGCTTGCTGCTGTTCCACTTGCCGGCTTAAATCCTAATGTATAAGTACCCATGGTCGCCGCATTATCAACAATGTACCATGACTCCACCGCTTCACACTGCATGGTTGTATTGCCCGTCAGAGTGCCTGTTAGTTTTATAATTGCATTGCTTTGCTCATCGGTCGTTGAACCGTCTGATGCTGTCAAGGAATCTGATGTGCTCGCTATTGCTACCGAGACATATCCCTTGATTGCTGATTCCAGCTTTTGCAGGTTGTTATTTGTTATCGTACCCCAAGTTCCCGAATTCTCTCCTGTTGTCTGAAGCTCAAGATTAAGCGTACTTGAATATGTCGAAGCCATTTATTCCTCCTTATGCCACGTCGTCTATTAAGGCCGCCACAATCAGGTTTGCTGTTGCGTCCCCTGCGTCACCAATATCTGATGATATGGCGTGTAAATTTTCAACAGTCGTGTTGGGCAATCGTCCAAACCATGATTGCTCTGGTCCTATGAATACACCGTCCGCCAGATTATATGCCGCCACTCCTCCATCAAAGCATACCACAACTCCGTCTGAGGAGCTAGTATTTTTAATGAATAGGAACTTTACCTTATCTGCTGCATCCACAGCTGTTGGAGCTGTATCATCATCCACTGCAGTGTAATCCGTAAAATACCCGGCAATCAGATTCGTGCTTGTCGTCGTGCACGCCGTCAGCTTGTAATACCATTTGTCATTCGCGTCATCAGGACTCACCGTCATGGAACCACTGATGGTTTTTGAAATCTCATCCGGCAATATCGTCGCGCTTATTGTTATACTGGCATCATCCGCCATTTATGTCTCCTAGTCCGTGGATCCTGGAGCTACCAGTTTCCATGTTGATGTTTCGCTGTCATCTACTTCATTCCATACGAAGAAATCAGGTTCACCTACGCTGAATGTAATCAGATTTTGGAATGCTGTACCAAATGCATCTTCGTCGCCAAGACTTATTGTAAGAGATGATCCGTCCGGCGATACATTCGCTCCACCTGTCGCCACTTCCGTGCCGAGGGAGAAGGTCATGCCGAATCCCGTTTCCGCGAACTCAATGTTATGAACAGCATCCAGCCTAGCATCCTGAAAGGCTTGCTCGGCGAATGTTGTGTGTCCGAGTAGCATATATATCTAACCTTTCGGATTGTCGCTGCGAACTTGATTATACTGTGCTACATATACATCCCATTTTGTGGAATCGCCACCTATTTCTTTTTCAGTATAAGCTTCTATAAATTCTAGTATACGAGGATATTTTTTCAATCTTTCTCTTGTATATCCAAGCCTAGCATATTCAGCTTCCAACCTATCCATTTCAGTCTGTACTTTTGTCCAAGTAAGTCCCGCATAAGGGCAAGTTGTTGTTGTAATGGCTGTACCGTTTTCCGCAGCACCTGTAATCCACTGCATTTTTGCATCCCATTCTTCCTGTGAAGTCGGTGGATTGCCATCACGTGTATATTCAGCATTAGGGTCTCCATCAAGGGACTCCTTTACATTTCTCACTGCCTTATCAAATTTTAAATCATTCTTCATTGATGTATCCCAATTTAAAAATGCCATATTAACTCCCGTCTATTTCCATTAGAGTTACATCTGCGTCAGTATTACTTCCAAGGACATAAAAATTATCTCCTGAACCAGTAGTCACCATTTTACCTAAATATAATTTATACGTTAATTCACCCGTACTGGACGGAGCATGTAAAAATGACATTGTTGTTGTATAATGCCAAGACCTTTCATTATTTACTCCAAGTTCTTGAAAACCATATGAACTATCAGCAGGAACCGGCCATATCTCATTATAGCCCCCGCCAGCGTCATCCACATATATAGACATTCTAGCGGAAAGTCCTGTTCCACTACCTTCAATACCGTGTGTTCTAAAATTCATTGAAACATATACCTTGGAGCTTGTTGCGGAAGGAGTAATTGCAGCATAAATATCTGTTGCACTAGCAGTCGTGCTAGAATGGGTAGTGGATGTTTGAGTTTGTCTGTTAGTTACCTGTAAAACTAATCCACCACCACCGGCAGCGGCTTCAAAAGCAGGAGGAGAACCCGCCCCTGTACTGGTCAAAACTTGACCGTCTGACCCGGTTGCAATTGCCACAGGATTGCCTGAAGCATCATAGCTGATAATATTTCCATCAGTACCAGATGCCATCTTGGCTAGTGTTACCGCATCATCAGCAATACCTCCTGTCGCCAATTGCTCTATTGCCGCTTTTTTACCTGCTCCTTGTGATGTCAATTGATAGGCATCAGTTCCCAGTTTTGCAACAAGTCCAGAACCTCTATTATTGAGATAACTCCCTACAATTCCACTCATATTTTTTATCCTCCTATTATAATGTTTGATCTAAATAACTTATAACAACATCAACATTTGCTGAACTCGCAGTTGCGGCACATAAATGATCTGTTCCTTCTAAAATTATTCTTCCTGTATGTTCAAATGTTTCGTTAGCACCTAATGCTTGGTCGGAATAAATTTCATAATCAGTTCCTCCCCCATCATCATCAACATACAAATCAAAAGTTTCTGCTGCACCAGCAGTTTCACAAAATGTAATTGAAAGAATAGTATAAGTGTGTCCACTCACACCATTAATTAAAACACTTTCTGCGTTGGTTAAACCAGCTTTAAATGCAACTTTTAATAATTCACTAGCCATATTTCCTCCTTAAAATCCTAGTACCAGTGCTTTTCCTGTACTTGAAAACGTATGATTCATAGTTGAATCTAGATTAACAGTATTTCCCGAAATAGTCAAATCAGAACCATCCCCTTCAATCTTTTCTCCGTCATTCCCGAATGTCATTCCTACTCCTGATGGAACATTAATATCATCCGTTGCCTCCAATTCTATATCAGCAGCAGAATCCAAAGTAACTGTCGTGCCTGCCAATTCTGCCGTGCCATCTGCTGTAATTTGAATGTTTGCTGCCGCAGCCGCCGTATCGGTTGTTACTAAACTTAATGCTCCATTTGTTGCTACAGTTAATACAGCCGTATCATCAGTTGAACCTGTCATGGTTACAACTTTGCCGTTTATGGCAACATCATCTACAGTTAAAGCTGTTAATGTTCCAAGACTAGTTATATTTGTTTGTGCGGCTGTTGTAACTGTAGCCGCAGAACCAGAAGTATTTCCTGTTACGTCTCCTGTTATATCACCTACAAAAGCAGTAGATGTAATTGAAGTTGCTCCTGTAACTACTCCTGCATCTACACTAATTGTACCGTCTAATAAAATTGCCGAACCAGAAGCAGGTTCAATATTTATTGCCGCTCCTGAATCTAAAGTTAATACACCTGCTGAATCAATATCTACTGTACCATCTGCTGTTATCTGGATATTAGCAGCCGCAGCCGCAGCATCCGTTGTTACTATACTTAATGTACCATCAGTTCCTGCTGTAAATACTGCCGTGTCACTGGCTGAACCAGTCATGGTTACAACTTTTCCGTTAAGAGCTATATCATCTACAGTAAGTGCCGTTAAAGTACCTAAACTTGTTATATTACCCTGAGCAGCCGTTGCGAGAGTACCTGTTAATGTTCCTGTTACAGTTAAATTATCATTTACTGTTGTTTCTGAAGTCGCATGTCCAATTGAAATTGGCATACCTGAATTTGCAGTACCTATAGTAACACCATTTGATGTATTAGAATTATCAATGTTCAATGATGTTGTTGCGTCTAGTGAAATAGTTGTGCCATCAACAGCGAATGTTCCATCAATGTCTGTATTGTCTAAATTTGCCGTACCATCTACATCAATATCTCCTGCAAGGTCAATCCCCGCCGCACCTGCTAATACCAAGTCATCTGTCGATGTGTCCCAGAGCATATAAGCACTTGCAGTGTCGCCAAAAAATTTTACATCATAACCTTGATCATCTTCACCAACTGTAAGTGTTGCATCTAACTGTACAGCACCGTCAATGTCCACGGCATCTAAATTTGTTGTCCCATCTATATCTGCATTACCCGATATATCTAAAGTTGCAGCGTCTAGCTCACCTGACAAAGTAATATCAGTAGCACCGGTTATAGCGCCGTTAAGTGCAACTGCACCATTAATGTCTATCGTGGTTGCGGCTATTTGTACTTCTGTATCTGCAACGATATCTAATTGTCCATCAGTAGATGAATTAATATATAAAGCAGAATCTCTAAAAAGAAGTTTATTAGTACTGTTTAAAGTTAAACCTGTACCATCAGTATGTGTTAAAGTTGTATCAGAGTCAGCACCAAATTTTAAAACAGCAGAATCAGATCCTAAAATAAGATCATCTGACAATGTAACATCAGAACTAGCATCTTCATAAACAGCTTTGCTAGCTGGTAATGTTGTAAATACATCCTTCGTGCCAGCGCTGAAAGTAACAGCAGAATCACTGTTCGAGCTTGCAATTACAGTCGTCCTTGCCAATGTGTCCGTAGACGAATCAGTTATAGTTCCAAGGCCGGTTTCCCATTCCGCTTCATCACGGTTAACGATGGCGTAGTACGTCGTATTGCCATCCCCGATTCCCGCAACGAATGTCTGGAATCCGGAGACGGCTCCGCTCAGATCGAGCGTGCCTGTTCCGGTCGTTGTCGATGTCTCCTTTACTCTGTCGTCTAATACGAGAGCCATGTATTATCTCCTATGCCAGCCGTAGAATAGCGTTACTTGCGTCTGCCGCTGGAAATTGAATTGTAAATGTTCCGCTTGTTGACGTTTTATCGCCACCAAAGTCCAACACGCAAACCGCCTTGTTAGATTCACTACTGTTATAAATTAGTGCGCCTCTTGCTGTAATCGTTGCTGATGTAAAAGATATATCAGCAAAGTCAGTAAGAGCAGTCGTTCCGCTTGTTGTTGGTGTTACATTTGTCAATGATCCACCACCAGCCGTATAAGTTCCTGAATTAGAAACTTCATTTGTAGCGGAATAAGCAGATGTAGAAGCACCTAAAGTAGCTGAACTTGAATACAATGCAATTTTAAATGTATCTCCTGTTGTGGCTGTAAAGTCATGCGTTTCAACAAGAATTTCCTGTTTAAAGCTTGTACAGACAGCTTGGGTTATTGCCATGTCTTATCCTCCTGTGGATTTCTGTTGTGTTTGCATGCCCGGTACTTTTAGTTCCCCATGCTTGTATTCATCTCTTCGGTGCCTTCCTTGTTGTTCGATCATCAACTCTTGTATGGCACGTTGATATGATTGTTCGTATAATTGCAGCATTTCCGCTGGGCCCTTCAAGAATTTGAAGGCTTCTGCAAGACATCCATAAAGCAATGCCACCGGGGCATTGTTCCCCAACCATGAGGTTGTATTGGAACTCGATAGTCTTGTTGGTAATCTCGTAATTCCTACTTCTATATTATACGCTGCATCTGGCGTTGGTGCAAGATAAATTGAGTTTTCATCCCACCATGCCCAGTATTTTGGTGTACTAGTAGATGTTCTAACAGGCCAATATTCATTCATGAAACTGATATCGCGTTGCTCCAAGAATGTTCTTGTCGCTGTTCCTGATGCAGGATAAATATGAACTGTCCTAATTGTAGCCAAGGATGTTGGATCTGGAGAAGATCCACCTGGTAAGGATACAAAAGGATTATCAGCCGTTACAGTTGTATACTGGTGTGACTTGAATGCATCCAAATCAGCTTCCCTTAATATTCTGTTCTCTGTATGCTCTATAAAGTCATCTGTAATTGTAGATGTCAAAACATCAGTGCTTGTTTCTGTGTAGTTTAAAATCTGTGTTGTTAATTCAGCGTATGTTGTCATTATGCACTCAATGTTGCCGGTCCAGCAGAGACATAACCGCCTCCACCATTGCCAGTTGTTCCTGCAGATGTTGAAACTGCAAAAGTATAAAAATCATCATCTGTTTTTGTGATACTATATCCATCAGAATCCTCTAGTTCATCTACATCAGTTCCGAATATACTTCCTCTGACATCCCTGAACCTTACAGTGTCACTGCTTGAGCGTCCATGGTCAGGCTCAAAAACTGATATTGTTGCGCTACTCGCTGTAAACCTAAAAGGATTTAAAGGTAGTAATGTTGCAACAGCACTTTCTCCCCTATCCGGTCTAGCATACTGCAATGATTCTTTATCAGCAGAATGTTTGCGAGGATGATCCTGTGCTGTCTTTGGTTCATATTCACTTTTATGAACACGCGCACCATTCCATTCCTTCACCATTTCTCGATATGGAAATTCCATTCAACTACGATCA